ACCAAAGTCGCCAATCGTTGCAAGTCAGCCAGCGAATTCTTGGGTGCAATTGCTGTAGGCTTAATTTTTGCCGTGCCGTTCCTGATTGAAATTGTTAAGGAGTTGGTTAAATGACGCACCTATTTACACATGAACTAGCCTGTGGCGAAATTGTGTCTGTTGTATACGAATTTGTCGATGAAGATGACAGCGTAGGGTTGCCGCGAGAATTTGAATACAGCGTTTACAACGAATTTAAGAAGGACATTCGTGATGACCTCAACCAAAAAGAACTCGCGGAAATTGAAACCGAAATTGCATATCGTTTCCAGCGTTGGGTTGACGACCAGCGCAAAGAAGCCGACATTGCCAGATGGGAAAGTCAACTTGACTAACTTGCCCTACACCACGCGCACAGGCTTAAAAATCGGTGCGTACTACACACCGCCCAAACAGGCGCGGATGAGCCACGATGATGAATTTTGGCAAGGCGTATTGCTTGGCATCAAACCCAAATCCAATTTGCCCATGTTCATGTATGTCATCGCTTTAATTTTGTTAATCAAAAATTTGATTGGATTGAAATGAATGCAAGTGAAATCATTGATGAAGCCGAAAAGGTTTCCCGCGAACAATACCCTGATGACCCGCGAGCAAGACTTGCTTTCCATTGCGGTATGTTGCAAGGCTACATAAAGCGCATGGATGCGGAAATCGAATCTTTAAAGCATTATCAAAAAAATGATGAGGAAGAAATTTTAAATTTGCAACGCCAATTGATCGAAAAGGATAACGCATGAAACAAATTGCAACCGCGCTGGTTAAAGCACAAAAGCAATTCCAGCCAGCTTTAAAGACCAGTACGAACCCGCATTTCCGCAGTCGGTATGCTGACCTATCCGCTTGTGTTGAAGCCGTTATTGACGCATTAAACGCAAATGGCATATACCTTTTGCAAAAGAACTATGACTGTGCAGATGGCGTGATGGTGGAAACTGTTTTTGTCCACGAATCAGGCGAGATGCTGGAATGCGGCATTGTGCATTTTCCCGCTGTCAAAAAAGACCCCCAAGGGTATGCTAGTGCGTTAACTTATGCTCGTAGGTATTCGCTTATGGCATCGTGCGGCATCGCGCCAGAGGATGACGATGGCAACGCGGCAAGCAAGCCTGTTAGCCGTATATCGGCAACGCAAGGCTCATGGGAAGCATTAAAGCCTGACCGCCAAGCCGTTGTGCAAGATGTGCTGGATGCCATCATGCAAAAAGTAGCCGCTGATGATATGTATGGGGCTTATGAGGAATATATCGGCATTGAGGATGGCGATGAAAAAATTGCGTTGTGGTCTAAGCTGGACAGCAAAGTTCGCAGTGCAATAAAGAAGCAAGCTGAATTAGCAAAGGAAAGCAAATAAATGGCACACAAAGAAGTCACCGCAGTCATGGGCGAGTATGTCAATGCCCAAGGCGAAACCAAAAAGAAGTACCAAAAAATAGGTGCAATCATTGAGAGCAAGCATGGTCCGATGTTGAAGTTGGATGTAATCCCGCTTGAATGGAGTGGCTATGCTTTTATCAATGACCCCTATGACAAGGAGAAGCCAAAAGCCGAACCTAGACCCAATCGCAATCGCGATATGCCCGATGACGATATTCCATTTTGAAAGGACATAACATGAAAAAAGCACTTATTGCAGTTTGGATTGCCGCGAGTACCACAATGGTTTGGGCAAGTTGTACATACAGCACCTATTCGCAAAATGGGCGTACTGTCACTTGCACGACCTGTTGTTACGGCAATTCTTGCAACACCACTTGTTATTAACCAATGGCGCATGGGCAACCAGTAAGCCGCCACAAAGGATTGAAAATGCACAAATTGAAAATCTTAAGTTTGATATTGTTGACAGGGTGCGCGAACAAGATATTGATTGACCCCAAATCAAGCACTAACCCAGCCAACATTTACCTAGACACAATGGAATGTGAACGCATTGCCGAAGATGTCCAATACCCCGTTGAAATGGCTAAATCAGCCGCTTTCCAAGGCTTTGCATCTGCCCTGTTAGGCGCATGGATAGCAAGCAAAACGCATACGCCAGTCAAGACAGCCGCTGTTGCTGGGCTTGCGTCAGGCGCAATTGTTGGCAGTGGGTCAGGCGCATGGTCAACATACCAGCGTAGACAAGCCATTGTTAAGACTTGCCTAAACGGTCGCGGTTATAAAGTTTTGGAGTAATTATGAACATCGAAAATATTGCACATGAACACAAAGAACAATTCAGCGATGAATTCTTACGCTGGTTGCCAGAAAACGCACACATTTGGATGGCGTTTGAACAAGAGGCTTTTAAAGTCATCAGGGCTGGCTTTAAGCACTATTCAGCGCGAACAATTTTAGAATTCCTACGCCATCATTCGGCACTTGCTGAACGCAATGGTGATGGCTGGAAAATCAACAATAATTTCACGCCCTATTTGGCAAGACTGTTTGCCATACTTAACCCAAACCTTGCTAACTTGTTTGAATATCGAACCGCGCACCGTGCGTTGCGTGACGGGGTTGTGCGATGAAATATGCCCTTAACATTTTGACCAGTTTGTTTTGGGCGGTCGTGCTGGGTATTCTGTGCAAGGTTTACAGTTTCTTTTTTTTGTTTGGGTGGGGCTTGCTATGACTGACTTTAACAAACCGACTCATGTGCCCAAAAATGTTCAAGAAGTTGCCGATGAACTGTACCGCGTTGCGTGGAATTCAGCACTGGAAATGGCGGCATACAGAATTGAGCATGATTTTGTAAATTCATTTGGCAAAGATACGCTATCCAGCATTGCCATTTATTTGCGAGGAATGAAAAAATGACACATGATGAAATCATTGAGATGGCTGAACAAGCGGGCATGACGCAAGATGGCAATATGTGGTTTTCAAACGGAAAAGAAGACATGGATGTTGAGCATAAGCATCTTGTAGCCTTTGCCAATCTTGTAGCCGCCAAGGAAAGAGAAGCCTGTGCAGTATTGACTGATGCTCGCCTTGAAAAGTGGGCAAGCCTTTTTGGAAAAGACAAAATGTACAAATGGATGCTAGGTTTACCTAAAGCCATCAGAGCCAGAGGAGAACAAGCATGAATGCATTTGATTACAAAGGCGCAAGCATTTGGACGCGCGATGAAAAAATGAAACGCCTAAAACAGGGCGAAGAATTTGCCAAACGCAAGCAAGACAAGCAAGGCATAAACACCAAAACCCAAGTGTTTATTTATTCAAAAGCATTGTCTAAAAAATGATTGATTTGCTGGTCATCATCTTTGTCATGTATGTCGGTGGCGCAATCACCATTGCTGTAATTTGCTTAACAGCAAACGCCATCGCCATCATGCAAGATTCATGGATTCAGTTTTCACGCTTGCAACTCTGCGACTCCAGCCCTTACCAAAAGTGGCAAATGTGGGTAACGACTCTAAAAAGGTCAATCGTTCGGCACAAAAGCGGTCGATAATTTCAGCGGGTTTTAAGGCTTCCACAGCCGCTAGGGTAGCCCTACCTATCACCCCGTCATCATCCACGCCTACAGCCCGTTGTAGCAGTCTAGAAGCCCTTTTTACGCCACTGTTCACCGCACAGTCAAAGACGCAAAAATCTACGCCATCAGGTAGCTTGTCAGCTTGCACCATGTCCCAGTATTTCGCCTTGTATAGGGGTGCGACTTTTTCGGGTGTCAGCATCCGCATTTCCATCTCATCGACTGACTGACCGCGCCATTCTTCCCAAACGCGCTTTGTCACGCCAAGGTTGGTGATGCCGCCCGGGTCGGCTGGGTGGTTAACAAACCCGCCCTCATGCACCAGCAATTTAAGCAAAGCCAAATCAAAATTTTCACGCATGGGCAACCTCACTTAGTTGGGCTGGATTGATGCAACAACTCATCTTTCTTTTGACTGCCAGCGGAACTTCCAAAATAAAAAGCAATTATTCCTGTCCACGCTGTGCCCAATGAACCCAGCATCAGCATTAGCGCATCAGATGTTTTGAAGTGTTCGGTCATCAAGCCAGTTAGGATGCCAAAAAAGCCAATAGTCACAGCAATCGCCATTGTGCCCGGTATCCACGATTGCGTAGCCGTTTGCATTTCGCGCGCTGATTTGCGGTCATCCACGGCAAGTTTGGCAAAGTCTAAACCCAATTCCTGTGCCCGTGCCGCCATCGCCAATTCAGCTTCTTTGATCTTGGCAATTTGGTCAGCGTTTAGTTTGCCATCAGCAATGGTCTTGTTCACATCTTTAGGGTCAATGCCAATTGCTTTGCTCACTGCGTCAACGGCAAGCCCAGCCAATGGACCACCCAGTGCGGTGGCAATAGTCGGTGCAATTTGTTTAAGCCATTCCATCATTTATCCTTTTTTTCCAATTCAATTTGTCTGCGTAGCTGTTGCACTTTGGCAAGCTCAATTTGCACATCCCGCTTGGCAGTCAATATATCAATGTAAAGAAAACCCAGCAATGGGAGTAACAACCCTATCAACACAGTAGCGGCAATCCAGCCAATCATACTTTCTGCCAACGGTTTATCAGGTACAGCCACATCCAAAGGTAGAGGAGGAATATAGAAGTCGCCAGCAGAGCCGCTAGGCTTGCCTGTAGGTTTCTTTGGCTTTGCCTTTGTAGCCATCGGGTCTGCCTCTCTTTGGCTTGTTTTGCGAGCCGCGCCTTGGTTTGCTGTTCCTGTATTTCCTCACGCATAGCGTAAGTCTTTGTGTAAATGTCGGCAAGCCCCACCGTTTGGTAAACCATGATTTCGCGTATCTCAGCGGCTAATTTTTCCATTTGCTGTTGGCACAGCACACGATTCATTGCGCTTGCCATCATTTCGGCATTGCTGATATTTGGGTTATAGACTTTTGCTTTTTCTTCTTCAGCGTGTAAATATTCGTTAAGTTGGTCTTGCAGTGTCCAAAATTCGGTCAAGTGCTTAACAATATCTGCCGTGGCTTGCGTTTCCGTATAGGCTACATACTTTGTCTTTTTCGCCACAGACTTTGGCGTTTTTTTCTTATCTTTAAAGAAGTTATTAAATTTAGCCCAAAACCCCGTAACTTCCCTATATATGCCAACCACATCGTCAGCGGTTGACTTAACTTCAAGAAACGATTCACGGGCTTGCTTGTAAAGTGTGACGCCTTGCTTGATTGCGGTTAGGCAACTATTGGCGGCAAACAGGATGCTGATGGGGTCAATTTTTTACCCCTTCTTGCTTGCGTAAAACCAAACGCCACCCATGACGACAATCAAAAAGCCCTTAGTCAACCAGCTTACAGCGGTACGAAATGCCGTGCGCTTTGCCTCGCGCCATGTATCCAGCAAGCCGCGCAATTCCTTAACATCACTGCCAGCGTCATCGTCATGCAAGCCAATATCAGCCAAAGCGCGTTTTGCGCCCCATTCTGCCGCCTCGCGTAGCATTGTTTTTAATTCTTCATCGCTAATATTGCGTACGGACAAAACGGGTGATTCCATTTTTTCTACCTAAAAAATTTGCCAACCATCCAACAAACTACGCTGTATCGTTCGCCTTCTGTCACATCTTCAACGCCATGCATAATGAACGAAGGAAACACCAGCACAGTGCCTTTGCTTTGTGGCGGGTAAAAGCGTTCGTGCCCATCTTGCAAGAAGAATTTACCGCCACCAAAATTATCGTTTAAAAACGCTAAAACCGTCAATTTGCGGCATTCGTCACCATGCTGAATAAATGTGTCCACATGGGCTGTATATCGCCCACCAGCGGGATAGGCAAGAAACTCAGCTTGGTTAGCATGGGTAATATCAAACTTCCACGCATGATGGTTTGCAGACAGCCCCACAGCCGCCAATCTGCCACCAATGTCTTTGTAGGTGGGCAACATTACACGCTTAACATTTCGCACTGACAAGTCAATTGCGCCAGTACCCGTGCCAATCACAGGCGGTTCTTTTGGCACTGCGTCTTGCGTGTATAACTTAATTAAGGCGTCACAGGCTTGCGGTGTCAGTATGTCAGTGAATACACGAAACCGCATATCGTCAACGGGCAAATTAAGTGCTGGGCGTTTGTCAAACTTCCATTCAGCGTGTGCGCCATCTGCGTCTACATAATGCAAAAAGACTTGTGCTTGCCATTTGCCTTCTGTGTAGCGTTCGCGCCAATGGTGCTTTTCCATGCCCCTATAAAGCACGGCATCGCCCACAGCCATATCTATGCGGCTTGCGTTTTGTTTGCCTTCATCGCCCATGTAAATAGCCCACACATCGCCTTCAAACCCAAGGGTCAGCGTTGCGCTTATTTCGCAAGATGGGCGGTCTGTGTGTATCAGCAATTCATCGTCAGGCGCATACAGCCGTGCGTAGCTGTATGTTGGGTATAGCCGCTTGCCACTTGCTTTTTCAAAGTGCGGCAATAAGTCAACCAGCAATTTATCAAACGCCACAGCACCATGTACGGCTTGCGATTTAGGGCATTGCGTGTCTTGCGTAGTTTTTTGTTCGGCAACCAACCTAAACAATTCTGCGGTTAACTCAGCACAGGATTCTTTTGCTAAAAAATCTTTAAGATGGACATATTTTTCAACAACAAATTGGCTAAGTTGGTCGCACATAAATCATCCTTCTGTAATGTCTTGTGGTTTGATTGTCTTATCGCTTGGGTCATACCAATAATAGTCTTGCGGGACTAACATTGTGTCCAAGTCACTTGGAAAATCAACCCAAAACAATGTATCAGCCACAGGGAAAACTTGGTCATCGTAGCTGGTTTGCGCTACCCGATAACCAGTTAATCTCGGTTCTAATGTTGAAATAAGTGCTTTCATCAATAAAATTCCTCAATAATTACAACGCCCGTCG